TTGAATCCTAGCAATTCTCTTTTGGTAGCATACTTGGTGGCATACTTTGCCATTGTTAATCTTTTTCTACGTTTACCCATCTTAAACTCCTTTAACTTAAACTAGTATAACATTATTTACAAAAAAATAAACCCCCCTTTCGGGGGGTTTGTGAAAAAGATTCTACCCTTCTTCTTTTTCAGTTTCTTCAACCTTTGGTTCTTCAACCTTTGGTTCTTCAACCTTTGGTTCTTCAACCTTCTTCACCCTTTTGGGTGCTGCCTTTTTCTCAGGAGCATTACCATCTGTACAAATCATATCATATCCTCCTTATGACTTATGACAAATCAATGTCTGCGCTCTTAAGTCCGACAAATCTAATAACCAACTGACCTGCATTTAAAGCAGTGTCTGCATTGTCATCGCCAGTAAGGAAAAGATACTTACCATCTGGTGATGCTGACTGTGCATTTACGACTGCTGCGCCAATTCTCTTGGCACTGGTTGCAAATCCAGCGTTGATATCTGCTCTGTTTGTTAACGCAACGTCAATTGCTGCTTCAGCGTCACCCTGCGCAATGCTCATTGCAGTTACTGTAGTTGCTGCTTCATATACATAAGTTTCTGTGTTTAAAAGCAGTCCATGGATATCGTCTTCCCACAACATCAAGTGTGCCGAATCAGTGCTTCCTTGGAGACCCACCGGTCTATCAACCGTCGAAGACCTAATGTCTGCAGCACTTGTACCCAAGTCTAAAACAATTTCTGTTATGACAAATACACCTTCATTGTACATTCTGTGACTAACTACAGCATCTGAAATCCCAGCACCTGCTTGATAACTTGTGTCCTTCCCAGTAACACCTCTTCTAAGAGCAGCATCTAATCTTCTTGCTCCCAATCTTCTATTACCCATAATTTATTTCCTCCTTTATTATGTGGTTAACGTTAACCTGAACTTCCACGAAATATAATCAGCCACCTCAATTATATCTCTTCAAGGGCCAGTGGCATTACGACCCAGGAGGTTATTCAAATCACAACTAAATAGATTACAGAAAAGACAAAACCCCCGCCAAATGAATGACGAGGGTTAAATCTTTGTTATGATTGACCTAAGTCAAATCTTAACTAGCGCCTTGCTCACCAAGGAGACCACGCACGATAACAAGACCATACATATCTGGTCTAACCATCTTCTTAGCGTAACGAGTCATAACACCCTTACGTGGTACAAAGTCTTCCGTACCGAAGATAGTAGGCGTAACCTGCAATGGCACGTATGGAGCATATACATAACCGCTCTCAAGGAACGAGTTACCTCTACGACCTACGAGGAGCACGTTGCGTGGGAAGTATGGGTCAACCATGACGTCAAACTTCTTGCTAAGTGAACCTGCCTTTACAGCACCGATGTCACCACGGTCAGCGTCTGCAGTAACAGAAGCACGGAAACCACTTGTGAACTCAAGGATGTTAGCAACTTCTGGAGAACAAACAACAAAGTTTGCACCACCACGAAGTGTCTTTCTGTGAATCTGAGCGCTTACGTCATTGATTGTCTCAATGAGAGTCTCGTACCACTCGCTAACGGTACCGGTGAAGTCAGGAGCAGCAGAACTAGCACCCAACTCAGAACCCGAACTGTCAACAAAAAGACCTGGAGCACGTGACCAGTAACGAGTACCTGCCTTTGCACCCTGGATTAAGTCGCTAAGGATTTCTTGGTCGATTTCGAGAGCAATCTGCTCAGAAAGAATACCAGTCAACTCAACCTCTGCGTCCAAGTTGTGATAAGCATTGAGGTCCTGACCTAACTCAGGAGTCCACTTTGCCTTCAACTTCTTGGTCTGTGCGGTAACAGCGATGCTGTCAACCTTGATGTCGATTTCTGGGATTCTTGAATCCTTTCCGAGTGAAGACCTGTTAGCGTTGCCGTCAGCAGCACCTTCCAATGGGAAGTCACTAGCAACAACTGCGCCGAGACCACTTGGAGAACCTGCTGCACTAAAACTATCGTTTACAGGGAAACTTACCGCGCCAAGAGCGTCACCAGCTGCGAGTGCAGCAGTTCCGTTTACGTGAGTAATCGCAGTTCCTGCTGTGTTAACAAGAACGAAACGAAGCGTAGTGGCGTCAACCTTCTGAGTAAGTCTTCTAATGCAACGTGTGTTTGCAACGAGAGTTGTAGCAGCGGTACCGTCGTCAATAGATACGATAGCAGTACCTACACCCAAGTCAATTGCCTGAAGTGCATCTTCGTTAAGGTTTGACATCTTGGCGAAATCAGTAGTCACGATTGCAATCGCATCACTTGAGTTTGCCAAAACATCTGGGTCAAACTTCATCAACTTCTTCTCTGCCTCAGTAAGAGCAGAAACCAACTTAGATGCAACCTCAATTGTCTGGATTACAAGACCACCATTAGTAGCGTGGTCTGCATCAGTGCCGGTCGGGACAACTGAACCAGTTGCGTGAGAGTATCCAGTACCAAGGTCATAAAAACCACCAGGTCCACCTTGAGTCAAGTCATCATCAAGGTCAACACCGTTAATCAAGTTACGACCTACAACGTTACCACCGTAGATTGACTCACCAGCAGCAAGACCTGCGATGCTATCGCTGTGGACAAAATCCAAGAAGAAGATAAGTCCACTTGGAAGACTCATTGGTTGTACACTAACCAAATCATTTGCAATCAAACCACCGAATACACGACGGACGATTGGGAAAGCAACTGATGCGAAACCTTCGACATCACCTGCAGACATTGAGGACGCTTCACGAAGAAGTTCCTTTGCTTGGTTCTCAAGAAGAACCGCCATACCATTTCTCTGGTTCTCGTTCGTAATTCCTTCAAGAAGTCCAGTTTGCTCCCACTTTGCAAGAAGTGCTTGACCTTCCTTCGAGACGTCACGACGAACAATACCTTCAGTTAATTTTTCTAATACAGACATTGTGTTGTAACCTCCTAATTGTTATCTGTTTTTATTTATTCCAGCTAATCGCTGCATTCTATCAGCAAAAATATCTGCTGATGTGTTTCGCTTCTCTTCACGAGAACGAATCAAAAGACTAGACCTTCTATTTGCTGCTTCATTCAATGATTCTGGACTACTCTCAACCTTGGCAGTCTCCATTGAATTTTGAAGAGTCTCATAAATGACCTTCGCCTCTTTTGCATCTTCAGCCTTTGCGATTGATTCGACAATCTTTTTCTTCTGTCGCTCATTCAGGGAGTTACAATCCAAAGTGCGATTGATGTATAGTAATTTAGCGTTTGATGTATTTACAGCATCAAACTTCTCTTTTAATTGTTCAACTGCATTTTGGTAGGTTTCAACCTCCGCAGTCAATTCGTTATTTTCATTTACCAACTTTTTGTTGTTTTGCTTAAGAGTATTGTTAGATTCTTCTAACTTATTAAGTGCAGACTTAAGTGCCTCAAGTTGCTCTTTAACTTCGTCGTCTTGTGCTCTAGCAAGTTCCATCTCTACAGCATGGTCAATATCCTCATTGGATACACCCATAAATCCTCGCTTTTGTGGTTTCATGTCTACCTTAAGAGATTCCATGATATCGTCAACAAAAGCATCTTCTAATTCTTCTTCTAATTGTGCAAGGGTTTCAGTCGCAAGAGAGTCAGCATCTGCGGATGCCTGAATTTCGTCATCCATAGAAGCAGCAAGTTCTTCATGGTCTACTTTATCAAACTCAAGTGCATCACTAGCAGCAATTCCTTCTTCTTCCTCGATTTCTTTGATTCTTGCTTCGATAGCGTCAAGGTCGAGTTCAACTGCTGAAGTGTCAGAAGTCGGTACCGCTTCCATTGCTTCATCGTCAGATGCATCTGCAACAGTTACTTCTTCCTCGTCTGGTTCTGCAGCAGCAAGGTCCGCCATTGGGTCCAACTCATCCTCTTCTTCTTCAAGGAAGGAAGAGACTGCTTCTTTGATTTGGTCAGAATACTTTTCAATAACCAACTGCTCTGCGTTTTTAAGTGCAGCGTCTTTCAATGCTTTTGCATCAATAATTGCTTGTTCTAGTAGTGAAGACATAATTTACCCCTTATATTAGAATAATGTTCAATAATAAATAGTTGAAGTGTTTTCTAAACACCTGAATTTTATTATACTACAATGTATGATATATTTTATTATTTTTGAGGATTTGTTCTTAAAGACGAAAGACCGGGAATAACCATTCGTAAAGGTGCCGATGCCAGGGTTCCATCTTCTTGTTTTGTTGTGATTTGAGTATCATTATTTAAGTCATTGATATTATCGATGGTGAAGTCAGGTTTTATTTTGTGTTGTCTTTTCATAACGATACTCCTAAAAATTCGAAAGTCCTGCTGCAACCCTGTCGTCACCATGAAAGTTGTGTGCAGACCCCTGAAAGTACAACCTATCAACACCCGCAATTTCAAAAATTCTGTGGTTGTCCTTTGCTTGGTTAAAAGTTAGTTCAACTTGATTGCCGGAAACATCATAAAGTTCTGCCCAGACTCCTGAAGCATAGTTGAATCCCCAAACTGTTAAGGTGTGATTCTCGTCGTTCTGACTATTCTTTACATAGATATGAAGAAACCTTTCGTTCTCTGTTCTATACCCATCTGTTGCTGCTGATGGTGCTGCGGTCGGAAGAGTGGTGAGAGCGTCGTGGAGCATTGTCCCGAAAGCACCTGCAATATTTCTGATACCTCTATGTCTTCCGAAACTTGAATATCTATGAAAACCTGAACTTGTACTTGCTGCCATTGCTTATCTCCTAGAATGTTGAACAAGCAGCATAAACACTTGTAGTATCCGCACCAAGGTTAAATGCTACGAGGTCAACTCCATCAATTTCAAAAATCTTATGCTGACCGGTTGCTACCGTACAAGAACTGCCACCGATAATAAGTTCTGCCCATACCCCAAAGGCATATGAGTAAACAAAAATATTAGCGACAGAACCACCTGTAGTCGCTGTAACATGTAAGTACCTTTGGTTTTCTGTGTTGTAAACTCCGCTTGCCGGTGCTGCCTTGCTTGTTGTTGTAATAGCATCAGTAATTGCCTTTGCTGCTGCTACAGATGCAACATCCACAACTGCCGTACCATCAGCACCAGTTACAGACTTTGGTCTGCGAGTTCTACCCCAACTGCTATACGTGTGAAATCCTGAACTTGTGCTCGCTGCCATTTTAAATCTCCATTAATAAATATATTTAGTCTTTAAACTTGTCTCTGAACTTTCTCGTTGATTCTTGAGAAAGTCTTTTCTTTCTTTCCTTCTTCAACTTCCTAGTTTCAGACTTGGGGGTAAACTGACTCCGTTTCCTTACCATATCAATCAACCCCTCTTTCTTTGTCTTCTTAACGAATCGCTTAATCATTCTCATTTGGTCTTCGTTATTTCTAGGTTTTACTTCAAAATTAACTGCCTTTCCCATTTGTATTCCCTTATTTTAGAGCATTCCATTTGTTTCCAAATGCCCCAAGTAATCCATCTATACTAACACCCTTGTCATTAGGGTCGATACCACTCATAGGAGAATGCGATGGTGATGCACCAGGTCCTCCACCACTAGAGAGTGGTTCCGTTCCCTCGAATACATTGACTCCGCCATATGCCTCTCTGCCAATTGCATCAAGCATTTTATTTTTTGATTCCTGCAATCTCTTGGAAACTTGTTCTGTATCTCTTTTAAGAGGAGCGAAGTCTTGCTGCTTTTTCTGCTCGACAATCGGTTGTCCCATTCCAGTAACAATCTCTGCCACTAGTGTAGACAACACTCCTTCCTCAAAGATTGCTTCTTTGATGCACTCCATGACGAGTGGTTTTAAAACTTTCTTTAGTTTATCTAATTCTTGTGCTTTCATTTTTCTCTTAAAATACTTTCCATTATGCTGTTGACCTTGTCAACCTTTGTCAATTCTCTTGTCATATCCCTTGACTCATTTACTTGGGACATGATAGCGCCCGGAGTCGACGGGTCAGAAACCATATCAAAACAAATCAATTGGAAATCATCTTCCACCAAAGTAACTCCATTTCTCTCAGTCACTGAACCCATACCTCTAGAAGAGATACCACAAGGAACTCCTGCTTGAACGAGGTTCTTAAGTATGTTACCAGAAGGCGTAGGCAATACTTCTATCTTGCCCATTACCTTTTGTCCGTCCATCCAAATCTCAGTAACAAGATGTGAAGCGTTCTGGAGATTGATAACTGAAGACTCAGGGTGGTCAAGTTCACCGAGTGCTCGCCTTTGTTCCACCAACTTCTTATATCTCTCTACCTCTCTCTCCAATAGAGCGTGTGGATAAACTCTGCCGTTTGCATTCTTTGTCTCGGACATCTGCATTACGCCAGTTAGAATTGTGGCACCATTTGCAACTCTTCTTTTTTCATCTTCTGTGAGAAGGTCTTGACATACACCACCATCACACAGTTCAAAATACTCTCTTATTAATCTCATTCCAAATCCTCAAGCGGGGGTCACCCGCGTCAGTTACTTACCGCTACAGCAACGTCTAACTCTCTGTAACATCCAACGCTTCATAACCTACTCCTTTTCTATCTTTATCTGAAGTCCCCAGTCCGTAACAAGCATACTAGCAAAGTAGCAAACCATCGATGAGTAGCACCCCAGAATAAACGCCGTTACTGGCGTCATATCAAACGTAAATAGTCCTGTGTAGGGACTTATTGCCCACAAAATAATGCCGGTCCAAAACCCGGTGCACATAGGGCAGGATAGAAGTTTCCCCATCCACCCTTGAGTGGGGCGGATTCTATCAAATATGCTTCCGTAAATAATAATTTGAGTCATGCCAATACAAGCAATCGTAAAGGTAAGCATTACTTCTCCGTCATTTCCCTCAAGATAGAGTACATGTACTGGTATCCATAAGGTCTGACCTGGTGGTCAAGGGAACCCTTCTTATCAGCATGGGGAATTTCACCAAGTTCCGTGCTGTCGCCATCATCAGGGTCCAAAAAGAAATCTTGCAATTTATCTTTATACATCTCTCTCGATTTCATATTTGGTTCCTCTTCCTGCAGGAAGTTGAAAATCTCCAACAACGTTATCTGAAAAGCAGAAACACTATCCTCACTCGAAGCAAGTATCTCCGCTTCCAAAGAAGAATGAACTGCGCCGGAGCGAATTGTTCCCCTGTCCAAAACTCCGATGCGTGCCAGTGACTCAAGCAAGTCCTTTTGAATATGATAACATTCTTCAGTTATGGTATTCTTTGGGAACGTAGAAAGTCTTGACTTTTCTTTAGACACTACAATATCAATAAGGTCGTGGTCAAAGATTAAAAAATCGCCATTAACCGCCTTTCTTGCTTCGCGAAAAACAACCTCTTTTGTGACTGGTTCCTTGTCCTTCTCACCTCGAATAATATTGATTTTAAGCATCTTCCAACTCCCTAACCAGTTCTTGGACTTTGAGTACTTCTTCAACCATTGTATCATTAATTTCTTGATTTTTGTAAGATTCTAACCGTTGTAAAATCTGGTCGTACTTTTCTCTCATCTCTTCCTGTTGAAAGTTTTCGTTACCCGAGAAAGAATACATCTTATCTTTTAGGAGACCAACCTGTTCATTCATGTAAACCTTTAGTCCAAGAGAATTATCCGAGAACGATGCAATATAGTTTGTCAGTAGTTCCTTTTGATTCTCTGGCAGAGAGGCATACTTTTTGTTGAACCCTTCTACAAAAGTCTTATAGGTGATATTGTCTATGTGTACCTTATCTTCCTCCTTTTTAGAAGTAAGAGAATCAACCATCTTTTGCTCTAGTAACATCTTTTCTTTAATTGAAGTCTTGTTATTGAAGATTCCATAGACGGTTGCAAGGTTCTTGTAATTAGGGACAAAGTTATTAAACACGCTCGTGCTCAGGGTGTAGTTGACTTCCTTAATCAACTTGTTCTGAGACCTAAAAACTTCTTGACTATCTAGCGATGAATACCTCTGCTTCGCTTCCTGCAGCATCTTACTTGCTTCTTCATGAGATAGGTCCTCAGTTTCAAGGACTTCTTTGTACACCTTCAATTCCTCACTAAGGACAGACCCCCTGGAAAAGTGCTCTTTGATTATTCTTTTAACAAGCGACTGTCTAGCGGTGTTTTTCTTTACCACTGCCTTAATGTACTCTCTGGTGAGCGCCTCAAACAAAAACGCTGTATTTCTTTTTTTATTGTGCTTCAGTCTCATTTTTAGGTTTCCTATTGTGCAATTCACTGATTAGGTCAGCAACCTCTTTATTTAGAGAAAAGATGTTTTCTTCCTCACTAATGTAAGTAGTGTCGTTAGACTCGGAAAGTCGTTGCTTATCCTCCTCTACAACTCCTCTGGACAATGACTTTAACTTCTTATAACCTGGAACTGTTCTGTAAGACTGGGTTCTACCGCCATGGTCTCTCTTGTCTCTTTCCCCAGTCATCTGTTTAGTGATGTGAATCTTGCCCTTTGATTTGTCAATCGGTGCATCTTCACGAGAACCCGGTGCTGCTAGTAGAGGACTCTCGTCGCCGCCAGGAATCTCTTCGTCCCCTGCGGAAAGCACTTCTTCTCCGCCCGTGAGGTCTAAACCAGAACCACCACCTTCGCCCCCAAGTTCATCTGCGCCGAGTAAGTCTTCTTCACCCTCCGTGCTTGCGCCAGAAGCTTCTGCCTGCGCTTGTTCAGATACTGCCTCTAGTCTTGCGTCGAACTGTCTATCGTAGTACATCTGTCTTTGGTTCTTAACAAACTCTTCTTCAGTCATATTAAACAATCTAGAAGCAATCCACTGACGACTAAAGTACCCTTCCGTTGCAGCGGTTGCAACATCAAACTTAGTCTTCCAGTGCTCTAGTTCCTGTAGTTCTGCAATCTTTGATGGACTGTTTAACCTCAACTTAAAGTTAATAAGGTCTTCACCACGATAACCCAAAGTATAGAGATGCACAATACCAATTTTCTCCATCTCTGTCACCACAGACCTCTGGAGTCTTTGCACGGTTCTAGCAAATCTTATATCTTTCTGTGCAAGAGTGGTTGCATCTTCGCCACCACCTGCTTCGGCATTCGTACTCGTTAAGTAAGAACCTGGAATCTTCAGTGCAGAAAACAACTTATCTCTCAGATACTTAACATCGTCAATATCTCCAGTGTAAGTTCCGCCAGGAAGACTCTCTACCTTTGATGAAGAACCGGCACGAGTAGGGATAAAGTAATCCTCATCCACAGACATTGGGTTATATCTCAAGTCAACTCGACCCGAAGAAGGGTCAACCACCTGATTTCTCTTCATTGAAGTCATAACTTTTTGCATATATTGTTCAATGTCTTGGGGTGGAATATTACCTACATCAATATAGAAAACTCTTCTCTCTGGAGAGCGAACAATGCGATATGCCATCATAGCGTCTTCAATAAGAGTTAACTGTCGCCAGATACGACGTGCAGGTTCAAGAACCGAAGTTCCGTATGGGGTATACTTGTCGTTCCCCAAAATACGAAAGTGACCAATCTGCCAGTTCTCAAAAGTGAGTCCAGCAGAGTTCCACTGGAATTGACAATAGTTAGGATTCGTCTTGTCCTCACCTTCAAGTCTTTCGACTTCTTGACCAGGCAGACCAATAACACTCTTAATTCCCAAAACCTCGTCAATGTCCAAGTATAAAAAGAAGTCACCATACTTACACATCGTGCGACACCAACCAAAAATATTGTATTCAATATTCATAATGTTAAAATACAGCGCCGACAAGATACCTTTAATTTCTTCGTTGTTGCAGTCAATTGTCATAAGAGGATTCATTGCACTGTGGTTTGTCATCTCATCTGCATAAATATCAAGAGCAGACGCAATCTCTGGTGTGTACTCCATTTGGTCAAAGTCTACATACCTTTCCAGTCTGTTCTGACTACTTTGAGCATTACCGTACAGACCTGCAAACGGATTATAATCCATTCTTTTAAATTGCTTTCCACTAGCAGACACAAACTTGTTCGCATACATGTCGAGTTGTCTTCTTCTCAACCTTCTTGCAGTTTGGGTCCTATAGTTGACAATTGGTCCCGACAACAGTCTTGTTAGTTTCTTGAACAAATTGCTTTGTGCATTTTTTGGATTTACTTTTCTTCCGCCTGCCATTTTATTTATCCTTTAAACAACCAAGGAAATTGCTCATAAGTTTGAGACTGCTGCTTCCTCTTTTCAAAGACGCTATCACCCTCATACCCATGCATTCCTTTTATTGTAGTATTCATTTTAGTTTTTGCTGCCACCATTGTAGCAAGAAATGCTTTATTATATTCTATACTTCTCTTATTCTCAATCAAAGCAGTATCCCTTACCCAACAACCAATTGCACACGCCATAATCAAGTCATCATTATATGACCGCATTGCTTCAGGTCTCCCGTTGTTCCATACAAACGTTTTCATCTCACTATAGAGACGGGGAGAATTTATCGTAATTAGTTCATTTCTTACAAATTCTTCCAACTTTGCCACAATCAATGGTCTCGTCTTCTGACTTGTAGTAAACCCTGCCACAGCATTTGATGCTGCTTCAGCAGTAACCTGGTCCACATACTCGTGCGACGATTTGATTGAGTGGTAGATATTAGGATACTGCATTTCTTTTAGTTTGTCAAGTACTGCAAAACCAACAGTGTTATTTTCTACAACTATCATGCAATCACCATATTCTCTTCCAGCGTCAAACAAAATCTGAGAGAACAAATCTGGAGTCTGTCTTCCTTGGTATTCTGCCACAATCTCCATCGTAAGGGTGTCAAATATATGAAATACTGAAAAGTCTTTCCCGTCTCCTCTAGCAACATCTGCGCTGAGAAGATAAGGAACACCTGCTTCTGCTTCCTTCCATATCCAATAGTTTCTATCAAATCCTGTTTTATATTTTGGTTCAGCGACGTGTTGTCTAATCGCTTCCATTCTATCTGGGTGGAATACTGTTTCACCAGACATGTTGAAGTTGCACTCCAACTCTTGAGCGATTTGGCGACGAGACATATTTTTGGTTTCTTTCTCAAACCATTCCTGACCTCTGTCTGGATGTACATCCCACGGAAGGTTCATTGGGAAAAAATCGTTAGAACCATTCTCTGCATCAACATAAGTTTTGTGAAACCAGTTGCCAACACCGTTTGGAGTTGAGAGGGCGATACAACGACCACCAGTAGATAGTGTTGGATAAAGACCAGTCCACAATTCATCAAGTCCCTCAACGTGTGCCGCCTCGTCCACAACCAAAAGTGATAGCGCTTCTGAACGACCAGCGTCTCCCGAAGTAGAAGATGCTTTAATTTGAGACCCGTTTGTTAATTCGAACGACGTTCTATTGTCTACAGATACTTGCGCGATGCGTATCCAGTCCGGACAGTTTCTCATAATTGTTTTTACTTTCTTTACAAGATTTGCCGCAGTACCAAACTTAGTTGCCAGCACCAACACATTCTTTTCCTTGTGAAACATCATCAACCACACCACGTATGCTGCTGTAACGGTCGATAAACCCAACTGGCGTGCCTTAAGTACAATATTAAACCGATGGTCCTCAAAGTTCTTAAGAGCATCCTTTTGAAATGGAAATGTCTTGAATGGAATTAAACCTTTTAGTGGGTGTGTGATTTTTGCATAATTTGTGATAAAATAGTCTGGGTCCCTGCCGGACTTAACTATTTCTCGCATTATTTCTTTCTTAGTTAAGACTGAATTCATCTTTTCCTGTTTGAGAAATCGTATGCCTTGAAGACCTCAAAAGGGTCTGCTTTTCTTTTATCGTTAGGAGTCTTCTTTGCTTCGGGTGTCGTTGGGATACCCATCGCTTCTCTTTCGTTTGTTTGTTCTTCGATGCCACCAATCTTGAATGCCTGGCGAGCAGTAACGAGTGTTCTGACTCTTGACACTGGTTGGACCAAAACATCAACGTCTCCTTCCTGAGTTAGAGACAAACTGGACTTTGTAAGTGCTCTATACTCTTTCTTAATAAAGGAAGCTACATCAGAAATCATAGAGGACACATCATTCTCAAGACCTCCGCCATAAACTTCTTTCAGTTTAGTTTCGCTAGAATAAGTAATGAATAGTTTATTGCCAGCAAACTGAACTCCAAAACCATCCATCACTCTGGAGTCTATTAGGGGATTTGTATTTTCATCGCCTTCCCTCTTAAGACCAATCTTTAAAGGTTCATCGTTTTCGTCAAGGGCACCATCGTACTTCTTTGCGAGAACTTGTGAGATACCATTAATAATTTCAAGTGTTGTTGCCATGTATTTGCTCCTTTGTTGGACGCCATCCAGATTTCCACCTTTCCTCTCTATCCTCGACCCATTGTACATAACACCTAAAACAACATTCAAACTTTGCCATGTACAAGTCGTCTTGAGCGGAAAAGGAATAAGAATCACAAACTGGACAGTCCCTTTCGTTTTCTCTAGTAAGTAGTTTTTTGGTTATCAAAAAACCTTTGTAGTTTTCTTTGGACTTCTTCTCGTCTTTAAAGAACTTTCTTCTATAAAATTCTTTTACCTCTTCTTCGTGCTTTTTCTCCTTTTCGGGAGTCCAATGCTTCTTGGGATTCTCGATTGCTTCTTCGCCCCATCTTTGAGAAATTGCTTTTTCTAATTTTACAACAAAGTCTTGGTCTTTCATTTACAAACCCAAAATATAAACTATTCCAACAGTTGTTCCAACACCAATGATAAAACCACCTGCCGTAAAAAGATACCAATAATTATTTGGATTGTCAAGAGCAATCTTTTCTAATTTCTCTATCTCTTGGTCTTTTATCGCAATGGTGTCCTTAAGTTCTTTCTCAAGTGAGTCAACTCTAAGTTTTAGGTCGCCAATCTCAAGATTGAACTTTGCTTCAAGTTTCTCTTTCTGCTCGCCCAATCTTAGTTGGCACCGTTGTTCTTCCTGCTCTTTATCTGCAATTATTTTTGCCATAGCAGGTTCAGTCAAGCACCAACCAGCAAACGGTACAGTGCTGCCTTGTTCAACCTTGACAACACCAGTACCCTGTGCGTGTGCTACCAGCGTGAAACTAGTCAAGGTTAGAAAGATTAAAAAGTTTCTCAATTTTGTCTTTAACTTCATCTGGATTCTCTTTCGATTGTTCTATGACTTCTTTGATTCTTGCCTTGTTTGCTTTAGTAATCTTAACACCTTTCTCGTTGTATTTTTTCTCTATTTCTTCAACAACGTGATGATAGTGCTTTATATTTTTGTCTCTTTCGGATAACTCTCTTTGATGGTTCTCTTTCAAAGAAATTATCTGCTTCTGATAAGATTCTTTTCTCGCCTCAAGTACGTCTATTGCTGCCTGGGCATTCTTTCTAGAAATTGCCCAAATAACAACAGACCACAGAATCAGAAAAGGTATCTTCCAGTTCTCCTTCAACCAGACCCATATTGCTTTTATATGATACATTTTAGATTATTTTTGTCCGTGCTTCCACTGCACTGCTAAGTCAACTAGTGCCTGAGAACCAATATAGGCAAGAGTGACGGCGACCCAATCGCCAGAAGTAAGGGACCCAGTTACCGCCAACCCAGTAGCAGTCAACCATGCCAAAAACTTCCTCGAAATGAAACGCTCTACATATCTGTCAGCAAACGCTTTTATTGCTGTCATAATGTTACCCTCCTTAGACGCGAACATGTGCAAACCCATTTCTTTTATCTATTATGATTTGCGTATCTACTGCGTCTTTAAGAGTATCTAGGTGTGAAATCAAAATAACTGTCTTGAAATATGACTTAACCATGTCAATTATGCGAACAAAACCCTCCATATTTTCTGCGTCAAGAGCAGTTCCTGGTTCATCCAAGATAAAGATGTCTGGTTTTGGAAGACTAGATACAGACAACAAAGCAAGGCGAATTGCCATCGCAGCAATAGTCTTCTCAGCACCAGAACCCATCTCTATAAGTCGTGCGCCGTGCTTTGGATGTTTGATAAAAATATCCAAACGCATTTCACTGTTCTCAATAAAGACTTCAAAATCAACAACACCCGTCAAAACCTTTGCGATTTCCTCATTGATGACAGGCAACCTGTTCTTGATGATATTATGCGAAATGCCATTCTTGTGAAAACAAGTCATAAACAATTCATAAGCAGCAAACTCAGAGCGTAGCGATTCTAGTTCCGCCTTGTTTTCTTCAAGATTTCTTATCTTCTGTTCTACAGAACCGACTTCCCTCAAGAGTTGGTTGGTTTCTTTCTTGCAGTCATCACACTGTTTAATATATTTTTTAGACTCTTTTTCCAACCTTCTCTTCTCTGATAAGAGTCCTTCCAAGTCTTCAATTGCTTCCTTATTATCTTCGTATTGAGTCATCTTGTCGTTAAGTTTATCAAGAATCGTATTTTCCTTAAATAACTCAGAGTCCTTCTTTTCTATCAAGAGGTTTGCTCTACTTAACTCATCACCGATTTCACCCAGTCTTTCTGCCAGCGAATGATACTTTTCAACATAACCCAGAACCCTTTCTGGGTCCATATTGTTTGTCTGTAGGTCAAGAGAGTTGATTTGTTTAGAGATGTCTTTCATCAAAACAGTCTTAACTTGAACCAACCCAGTCGCTTCGTGTGCGTCTTTTATGAACTTACACCCTGGAAAAGAATCACCACAGGGAACTTCTTTTAGAAGGTTCGCTCTTGTTGAGAGTCTAGACTTCTCTGTCGACGCTTCCTCCAGTTCCTTTGTGTAAGAGTCAATCAACTCTCGGTTTTTTAAAATACGCTCTCTTTTTTCCTCAAACGTATCGATGTCAAACTCTGATAAGAATTGAGATATCTTCTGATGCTTCCCTTTTGATTCTTCAATTTTCTCCAAGAGTTCTTCTTTCTCTTTTTCGATTCTCCGAATGTTAGAAGTTCTTGTTTTAATTTCCATACGAACCTTAACCGGGTCAATGACCTCAGTCGGAGCAGATTCAATCTTAGTCCCAATGGAATTGACCTGTTCGCGTATATCTTCAATTCTTCCTTGAAGCACTTGGCACTCTTCTTGATTCTGTTCCATCCTTTCAGTTTTCTGTAAAAGTTCCTCTTTTGCTCGTTCAATTTGCTCTGCATATTCTACTCCTTCTAGTCTTTTTAGTGCACCGCGAATGTCCGTTGATTCGGTCTTCGCCTGTTCGAACTTTTTCTCAAATACTTGCAAATCAAGAAATTTTGCAAGCGCTGCTTTCCTCTTTGTTGACCCGTCATTAATAAACCTCAAAGAGTCAAGTTGTGACGCCATTGAAGTAATATAGAAATCATCTATAGAACCAAAATACTTTCTTATGGCGGCATCAGTCTTCCTTTTATCCATAGCATTTAAGCAATCCACTATCCCCGATTCATCTTTTGAATAGAATTCTAGACTAGTATCTGCTCCAGTTGGACTTTTTTCGCTCCTCTCTGCTCCACGTTCTATAACATAAGTCTTTCCTGATATGTTAATTTCCGCTTTCGCATAACAACCATCTGCATGTTCATTGATGATATTGGTTATCTTTGAAGATTTAGAAGTTGTATTGTAGATGGAGTAAAGCATACTATCAATGATAGAAGACTTACCAGAAAAATTCTTTCCAAAGATTCCAACAGTACCCTCCAGTTTGGTAAAGTCGATAGAGTTTTCATCTCCGTAATTAAACAACCCACCCCATTCAAGTGACTGAAGACTCCAGTTTATGTTTCTGTGTACCTCGTTTTCTTCTTCTGCTATCTTGTTTAATCTCGAATTAAGTTCTAAGACCTTAGTCATAACCTCGTCATCACATTGATAGTCTGCAAGATACTCTGTTATCAGTCTATTTTGGGTCTTAACATTTCTCAAGTCTTCATAGTTTAGACCGTCCGTCTGTACAGGAACTGACGCAGAAGAGACCTTGTTTGAATACCTCAAACTTTCTGGTTTGAACTTAAACCTAGCAATATCCATACTTTTTCGCCAAACGTCAGGCGAAAGGTTACTCTCTGCCACAAGTCTAACCCTAGCACCAAGTGGGACATCTATCTCTGGAAGAGACCCGTCTTCGTTCAACACGAGAGTAACATAAGGTATTGGATTCTTGAAAGTTATTAGTCTGTTCTTAAACTTATTCTTACTCTCAATGTCCCACAGTAAGTACCCCTTATCCGTAGACTCTCCAAAGTTCTGCTGTACAGTAGAACCCGGATACCATATGCGACCTTCCTTGTCTAGTTGTTGGGTCTTGTGAATATCACCAAGAAAAGCAAAGTCAAACCTATCAAAGATGCTAATATCATGGTCGCCTCCCAAAGTCCAATTGAGGTCAGTCTTGGACTTGTTGATAGCACCGTGGTAAAGTGCAATATTAACTATGCTTTCATCCGTAGGATTTTGCCAGTTTTCTTCATCAAACACAGACAATACGTTTAAACAGAAGTTTTTATCAATCTTAACTTCACCTGCGTTCTTGAGCAAGAACAAGTTATCATTGTTCATCGCTCTTATGATTGGCGATATAGCGTCCTCTCTCTTGCTGTTTGTGAGGTTACCATCGTGATTACCCAAGATGATATACGTTGGTGCTATTTCTGCAAGATTAGCAAAAAAGCGAGTTGCCATATCAACAAACTCAGGAGATATCTGAGTTTTCGTGTGAGCAATGTCACCACAATGAATAATATAATCCACCTTCTCTTCTCTTAGAGATTGGTATAGTTGTTTAAAAATTTCGTTGTATTCAAAATGAAATCTAAGGTTGCGGATATGTGTATCCGCAATGTGAGCAAACCTCATCTAACCTCCGATGCTTTTAGATGTTAATGTTTTCGTTAATGTGATTGAACAGTCTTTCGAGAAAGTTGATTTTCTGGGATTCGTTTAAACTTTCTAGTTTTTCAATTGCCTCTTCTGCTGCGACAAAACCCTCGTCAGAAGTGTCGAAAGACCTTTGAATCTCTTCGTTTATAAGATTTTTAAGTTTATCTTTTTCTATTTTCATCATTTAACCTCCAAAGTTAAGTTTTTGTAGTAAATAGTCTTGTCTCGTAACAATAGAAGCACGTTTCTTATACTCACTCAATAAGTGATTTGGTACCTCGCCCAAATCAGAATAGTCATATAATTCTATTTTACATACTTTGATACCAAAGTCAAGAAGATTTTTAACTATTTTTAATTCTTTCTTTCTCGCGTCCTTGTCTAAACAAACATACACGGTACTACACCTGTCAACTACCTTACTAAAAAGTTTAGTTTTCATGTTGAGTGTCGAACCCAATACTGGAATGCTATTTTCGTACTTTAGGGAATCAAAAAAACCTTCTACTAAAACTACCGGTTTTGTCCAGTCTATAAACAGGTCGTTAAAAACAACATCCTTTGAGCAGGGAGGGTTCTTGTATTTCAGGTAATGTTCATCATACGAGCGAGCAATAAAATAATTTAAATCTCCACTGTCGTCAAAGGAGGGAACGATGACCCTGCCACCATAAGGACCGTGATGGCAAAAACCAATCTTGTACATAAGAATATCTGAATATGAAACACCCCTGTCTAGAAGATACTCTAACGCCCTTTTGCCCGCTGCAGACAACTTTTTAGTAGACAAGGTAGAATAGTACTCTGGTAGTTCTAGTTTCTGTGTTTCTTGCTCTTCTTTCTTCTTAAAAATATCTTCAAAAGTAGTCAGGTCAACCTGATTTGTTAACTCTCTCCATCTAGACTTGAGGTCTTTGTTGACCAGGGGGTCAATCTTGCTTCCACGATAGTCACACACCCAACACTTAAAAACATTTTTATCTATGTTGACTGAAAGTTTTCTTTTTTCATGATTGCATTTTGGACAATAAAACAGTATCTCGTCATTCGACCTTTCGTAAGACCCGAGACTCTGTTTTATAATACTTAATTTTTCACTGTACAAAGGATGTAACCTGCTTTCGCTATAACCCAACTGTCGGACTTATCCATTACGCCCGGTTTTACATTTCCATTCTTTGTATATTCTACTACAAAGGCAGGTTCGTTTGCAACAACAAAATCAAAACTTTTGTCTTTTCCTTTCTCGCCTTTTGATACTTTTATGCCAACCTGCTTTCTCGCTGATGTTGCGGCGAGCATTTGTGGTTCGTGACCAAACATATCCCAACACACCCAAGATATCATCCCGTTAAATCTCGACAGTGTCGATAGTGTTTGGGCAGAGGAGAATCCAGACCTAAACGACTGGAGAGACTGCTCGACGAATATGTGCTCAAACTTGTACCTATCATACAATTCCTGCAGATGTTTTTTAATGTGGTGCGCTTTATGGTAAATTGTTGGATAATGATTCTTGTTTCTTGTATCCCAATATTCATTATATACGCACGCACCAGTGCTGTCAAGAACAGTAGCACCCGTTATGCTCGTTGAAATATCTAAACCTAATATCATTTATTCTCAATAATAAAAGAAGCATACCCTTCAATGAGTTTCTTCTTCTGTTCACTATCTTCTAAATGATACCATTCCCATGCAACACTTTTTGTGATTTGTTTTACCTGATTGTTGATTGATGCAATCTTTTGCTGCAATGAACCAAAATTTATGTTTATCTCTTCTGGTATTTCTATGTCTAGTTTCAAAGCAGATTCGATTAGTTTAAAATAATCCTCGTTGGTAATTGCCTTGTTGACTTCTTGAAGAATCTTTTTCTTTTCTTCATCATCTTTAATCTTGTCTGGATGGGTCTTGCTTGCAATCTTTCTATAAAGAGATTTAAATTCTTTTGGAAGTTCCTTTTTTGGTTTGTCTGGTGGAGGTTCGTAGACATGCTGCTCCTGCCTTTCTTCTACTTTTGTTTCGCCTCTTTTATATTGCTTTTGCTGCTTTGCTCTTTTTGCTGTTTTTGATGACCGCTTCTCGTTCTCTCCGGCGAGACCTGCTGCTTGTTTTAGTTTGTGTTTTGCATTTCCGTCTTCAACGGAATCGATATATTCCTTGAACATTTCAGAGAACTGAGTCATCGCTTCCTGGTTTATCTTTTGATGTATTTCAAGTTTCTTTATCGCAAACTTGAGTTCGTGTATCTTGAGGTCGAGTATCTCGTTTCTGTTCTTCATTAGACATCCAGTTTAAGTTTAAATGTATACTCTCTGTCCTCGGTCTTGCGAACTGGATTGGCAAGTTTAGCAATACCTATAAGTCTCTTTTGACTATCGTAGATGCCAACTTTTGATATGTAGGTTTGCTTCTTGAACGAACCTGTAGTGACATAATCTGAATGCTCTAACTTTGCAAACTCCAAGTCTTTAAACTCTTGGTAAACCGAACCGTCATTGGTCGGGTCTCTTAGTTGCGATAATTTAAAGGCAGTTGGATTAGTAGAGTTGTTGAACTCGCCCTTTGGTGCATGTGCGAACATCGTGACTGTCGGCACATAATTGACACCCTCAAAACTAATTCTAAACATTACCTTATCAAGTGTTCCTGCACTAGGACCGCCGTCTTCGTTTGCACCTTCTGCGAAATCAACCCACCTTGGTTGCTGACCAGCATCACCATGTATTGTATCAGTTTCTTCAGACAAATCCCAACTTCCCGTAAGTGCAAGAAATCCTTCATTATAAAGAACAACACCAGCAACTTTATTCAAGTCCGTTGCAGCATTGTATGTTCCTGAGACTTGAATCAGTTCCCCATTTCTCTTGATGTCTCTACATTCTGCTGCCAAGGCACCTGTTACGAAAACCTGCAACACAACAGAACCTTTTCTAATGCTAGACCCATAAAAAATGCTCGGTATCTCCACAAGAGACATTTCTTGTGTACCCTTGTTCCATTCCGTATTCTCATATTCGTATTGATTGCTGATATGAGCATATTCGTTAAATGTATTCTTTAGGGAATTGATATACCTCTTGTTGCTTGTTATAACATTGTAAGTACCGGCATACCTTTCATCGTTAGATATCTCTACCAAGTCTGCACTGGTATCCTGTAGTCTTGTTCTTTTGATACTAGATGTTAGAGGATAATCTCCCTTAATCACATCGCCATAAGCAAATTGTGATGTCGTATCAAATTCTGATGTGCTAACTGTCTTGAATGCTATTCTAGCACCGTCTTTTGTTATGAACGGGTAAATAGATTTACCAGAAGGTGGTGCTTCAGAACCGCCGTTATCTATCTCTCTATCAACATTCAATTCGAATAAAGAAATAAATCCCTGTGATGTTCCATGAAGAATTCCAAATTGACCTTCTGAGTTTTTGACACCGTTATGATAAACCTTAGAATCGTATATTAAAAACTCATTCTTTGGAAAGGTTTTTACCCGGTTATAGAATAAGTCATTTTTTCCAAATTCTCTAAACGGCATAGGACACCGCCTTAGTAATCAAGTCTTACTCGTAATGTAAGTTCGTTTGTTGGGTCCTTTCTTAAA